AAATTAGACTAAATTAAGGAGAAAAGTAATGTCTGAACAAGATCTTAAAACAGAAGATCAGGAATTAGAAGAAGTTCAAGCTCCAGAGGCTAACGAAGATTCAACTCAGATTGATGAGTTCAAAGCGTCTATGGGTGATCCTTCAGAGGTTCCTGAGCCAACAACTAAAACATCATCCGCTCCTGGTCCAAGTAAAGATCAAGGGGAGACAAAGCCTATTAAGCAAGGATCATCCGGTCCAGGTGTAAAAGCTAAAGAAGTTTCTACCAAAATGGGTATGATCAATGCTATGATGAAAAAAATGGGTGGTATGAATAAACAAGCAGTTGAAATGATGTATAATACTGCAATGATGCCTAGAGAAGCTATGATGAAACAAGCAGAAGCTATGATGAAAATGAATTCAGCTATGAAGCCTAAAATGGGTGAAGCAATGAATAAAAAAATGAAAATGGGCGAAGAAGTTGATACTGAAGATTCATCAAATGAAGTATATAAAGTAACTCCTCAAGACATTGACATCAAAGATGATGTTAAAGCCTTATTTGGTAACGAAGATTTATCAGAGGAATTTAAAGATAAAGCAGCTACTGTATTTGAAGCAGCAGTTGTTTCAAAAATCAACGAGCATATTGATATCTACAATACTACAGTACAATCTTCTTTTGTTGAAGATGTTAAAACTATCAAAGAAGAAATGGCTGAAAAAATGGACAGCTATATGGACTATGTTGTAGAGCAATGGTCTGATGAAAACAAACTTGCTATTGAGCAAGGTCTTAAAAACGAACTAATTGAAGACTTCATGAAAGGTCTAAAAGGCTTATTCGAAGAACATTATATTGACATTCCAGAAGAGAAAGTTGATGTAGTTGAAGAATTAGCTGCTAAGAATGAAGAACTTCAAGCTCAACTAAATGCGGAAATTGAAAGAAACGTAGAAATCAAAAAAGATTTAGACGAGAATTCAAAAGACAAAATGGTTGACACAGTAAGCGAAGGTTTAACTGAAACTCAAAAAGATAAGTTTAAAACTTTAGCTGAAGGAATAGATTTTTCAGATAAGGAAACTTATCAGAAAAAATTAGAAACTATTAAGGAGAGCTACTTCGTTGAGGAAACTCAAAAAGAAGTAACTAGCCCAATAGGTGATACTGAAGAGCCACTAGATGAGGAAATTAAACAACCTAAAGGATCTATGGCAGGATACGTTAATGCTATTTCAAGATCACTCAAGAAATAGATTAGATTATATAATATAAATGAAGGCTGACTTCAAACACTTAACTAAAAAGGGAGGACATTAAATGTCTTATTTAACAGAAGAGCTAGTAAAAAAATGGCAGCCAGTTCTTGAACATGGGGATCTTCCTGAAATCAAAGATCCACACAAGCGTCAGGTTGTTGCTACTTTACTAGAAAACCAAGAAAATGCGGCTAGAGAACAAGCTGCAGGTTCAGGGGGCTATCAATCACCAAGCCTATTAGGCGAGGCCGCTCCTGCTAACGCAATGGGCGCATCTAGCTCAACTGCTGCTGCTGGCGCAGTTGACATATTTGACCCAGTACTTATTTCACTCGTAAGAAGAAGTATGCCAAATCTTATTGCATACGACATCTGCGGTGTACAACCAATGACTGGTCCTACTGGTCTAATCTTTGCTTTGAGATCAAGATTCTCAACTCAGGCTGGAACAGAGGCACTATTCAATGAAGCTAATACTTCACATTCAGCTCTAGCTGGTGGTAACACAGCCGTACAAACTACAAAACCACTTGATGGTTCAAATGGTGATGTACAAACTGGTAACGATCCAACTGATAGAGCATCTGGTTCTGGTTATACTGTACAACAAGGTATGACTACAGCCAAAGCTGAAGCACTCGGTGATGCATCAACAAATGCATTCAACGAAATGGCTTTCTCTGTAGAAAAAGTTTCTGTTACTGCGGTATCAAGAGCTTTAAAAGCAGAATACACAATGGAATTAGCACAAGATCTTAAAGCTATCCACGGTTTGGATGCTGAAAGTGAACTTGCTAACATCCTTTCTGCTGAAATTCTATCTGAAATCAACAGAGAAGTTGTAAGAACTATTAACTATACAGCGACTGCTGGTGCACAAGACAACACAACAACTGCTGGTACGTTTGACTTAGATACAGACAGTAACGGTAGATGGTCAGTTGAAAGATTTAAAGGTCTGATTTTCCAAATTGAAAGAGATGCAAATCAGATTGCTAAAGCTACAAGAAGAGGTAAAGGTAATGTATTGATCTGCGGATCTGACGTTGCTTCAGCTCTTAATATGGCTGGTGTACTAGATTACACTCCAGCTCTATCAGCTAACCTAAATGTTGATGACACTGGTAACACTTTTGCTGGTTTACTGAACGGAAGAATTAAAGTATATGTTGATCCATATTTCTCTACTTCATCTGGTTCTCAGTACTACACAATTGGTTATAAAGGTGCAAGTGCATTTGATGCTGGTCTGTTCTATTGTCCATATGTACCACTACAAATGGTAAGAGCAGTTGGCGAGAATACATTCCAACCAAAAATTGGATTTAAGACTCGTTACGGTATCATTGCTAACCCATTCGCAACTACAAATGCTGATGGTGCAATTGCATTCGCTAAGAAAAATATCTATTACAGACTAGCAGTTGTAAATAACTTAATGTAATTGATATTACAATTCAAAATTAAAGGAGGCTTCGGCCTCCTTTTTTTTTGCCTCAAAAACAGATAAATAGTATTATGAGCATACTTGATAATCAACCAGAAAATGCAAACTTTTTATCACCATTAGGTTTTAGATTTATCATTGATAAATTACCTAATGTAAACTATTTCTGTCAAAGTGCTGGGTTACCAGCTGTTGCATTGACTGAACTATCTACAGAAAATCCTTTTATTAGATTACCATATGCTGGTACTAAGTTAGATTATTCTCCATTTGATATAAGGTTTAGAGTAGATGAAGATATGAAGAATTATCTTGAGATATATGAATGGTTAACAGGATTAGGAACACCTGAAAAATTTGACCAATATAAAGAACTTCAAGCAGATGGATCAAGACCTACTTCAGGAGTAAGTAAAATAGGACCTGGTTTGCAAGGAGTTTTTAGTGATGCAGCTTTAGTTATTATGACAAGCTCACAAAATCCAAACAAAAGAATAAAATTCACAGATGTATATCCAACTAATTTATCTCCACTACAATTTGATGTAACTGGTTCAGATGTTGCTTATCTTGAAGCTGATGTAACATTTAGGTATAGACAATTTACTGTTGTAAATGCCTAGATAATAAAGTATAATAGAATCTATGAAGCTAGAAGAGTTATTAGATTCTTGGAAAACTGATTGTAAGATTGATGATACAGATCTTGATAAAGAGAGTTTAGATATACCATTACTACATGGAAAGTATTTAAAATATTATTATCAAGAGAAGTTGAAGTTAAGAAGTTTAAGGATTAAGTGTAAAACTTTATCCAAAACTTTAGGTGAATATTACAGGGGTGAATTGAATAATCCTGAGGATCTTAATGAACTGAATCGTGAACCCTGGCCAAAAGTTATCTTGAAGCAAGAGATAGGAAACTATGTTGATGCTGATAAAGAGATGGTTAGTCTCTTATCTAAGATTGCTTATCAAGAAGAACTTGTTGGTTGTTGTGAAGATATATTAAAGAATATTAACAACAGAGGGTTTCAGATTCGTGCAGCCATTGACTGGAGAAGACTTACACAATTCGGTGGAACATAACACCGTGATAATAGAACACATAAATGAAGTGTATGCTAAAGTAACAGCTGACAATGGAATAAAACAAGAGCTAGTTGATTTCTTTACATTTGAAGTACCTGGTGCAAAGTTTATGCCTGCTTATAGAAGTAGGTTCTGGGATGGTAAGGTTAGGTTATACAATGGTCAAACAAAAAAGATATACAAAGGTTTAGTTGATTATTGTATCAAATTTGCAGAGGAAAGAGGATATAAGGTTGAAAAGAAGTATAGTGATAGTGATATAAAGAAAGCAGTCGACTACGACTTTAATTTGCCTTTTAAACCTAGAGATTATCAAGTAGAAACATTTTCCACTTGTATTAACAATGAAAGACAATTAGTATTATCCCCAACAGCTAGTGGTAAAAGTTTAATAATTTATATGTTGACACAACATTATAAAAATGAGAAAGTCTTAATTGTAGTACCAACAACAAGTTTAGTATATCAAATGAAATCAGATTTTGAAAGTTATAATTGTAAAGAAAATATTCATACAATAATGAGTGGTCATGAAAAGACAACTAACGATAGAATAGTTATATCTACATGGCAATCAATATACAAAATGGATCCATCTTACTTCAGTCAGTTTGATGTTGTAGTAGGAGATGAAGCTCATTTGTATAAAGCTAAAAGTTTAACTAAGATTATGGAGAAGTTAGTTAATACAAAGTATAGGTTTGGATTTACAGGAACACTTGATGGATCACAAACACATAAGTTAGTTTTAGAAGGTTTATTTGGACCTGTTTATCAAACTGTAACAACTAAAAAACTTATAGATGATAAACATTTAGCTGACTTTAAGATACAATGTATAACATTAAAATATAATGATAATATTAAAAAGATAGCTAAAAACTATAAGTACCAAGATGAAATTGATTTTCTTATAAATTATGAACCAAGAAATAAATTTATTAGTACTGCTACTATTATGCAAAAAGGTAATACGTTAGTACTTTTTCATATAATTGATCATGGTAAGGCAATCCATGATTTGATATTAACACAGAAAGATAAAGATAGAAAACTATTTTTTGTATATGGAGGAACTGATGCCGAAACTAGAGAACAAATTAGAGCAATCGCAGAGACTGAAGATAATTCAATTATTGTTGCGAGTTTTGGCACTTTTAGCACAGGTGTTAACATCCGTAATCTCCACAATATCATCTTTGCTTCGCCGAGCAAGTCAAAAATTAGGAATCTCCAAAGTATCGGAAGGGGACTCCGCAAATCACAAACAAAAGAAAAAGCGAGATTGATAGATATAAGTGATGATCTAACTTATAAAAGTCATATCAATTATACTTTGAAACATTTTTCTGAAAGGATTAAAATATATAATGAAGAAAGATTTGACTA